GCACGACGCCAGCCGCATCGACGCGAACCCACTCATTCAGCGACTCGTAGCGCGGCGCTGGCCCGTCGCGCAGGGCGGCAATTTTGGCGTATTCGTCGTCGGTGGCGCCAACGCATGCGGCAACGACGTGTGCGCGTCTATCATGCACCGCACGGTTCTTCGTTGTGATCTGCCGAAAAGAGAAGAACGTGCCATCCCATTCGACCGACCACCCGCGCGCCGTCACCACACTCGGCCGCTCCACGGGGCGCGGCGGCATCGTGGCGGTGGCGAGAGCGCGATACGCCGCAAGATCGAGCACGCGAGACTGCCAAGCACCATCAGTGCGTAGCATTGCATCAGCTCGTCGATCCCGCTCCGCGTCCCACTCGGCGGCGGTGCCGCTCCATTCTGTCGTGCTCACGCGGCCCTCTCCTGTTCATGAATCGTGATCGCGCTCCGGCAGTCATGGCAGACGGCCACGCTGTACGAGTCGCGGATTTTGTGCCCGATGTCGTCGAGCACGGTGATGGTGGTTTCGGTCAGCAGCCGATGCGCGCCGCACAAGCCGCACGTCGGGAGGTCCTTCGTCCACTCGCGCTGGTAGTGCGCGCTCGTCTCCGCGTCCAGCGCGCTCTTGATCGCGCGCACGGCGGCGATGACGCAGCCGACGACGAGCGCGAAGAGCAGCCACTGGCCGGCGAGTTCGGTGTAGTCGAGCGTGGGGATGTCGTTCACCGCTCCCCCCACGCGCGGACTTCGGCGCGCACGACCGCGAGCGCGACGACCGCGCAGAGGGCGAGGAACGCGTGCATTATGCGCGTCATGCGGCACCGTCCAGCGCGAACAAATCCATATCCCGCGACTCGTGCGCGTTGGCAAGGTTGCGCGCCGCTTGTTGGTAGTAGCTGCCTTTGAGTTCCACGCCCACAAAGCGCCGGCCCTCTTCAATTGCGACGACGCCTTCACTCGCGATCCCCGCGAATGGCGACAGCACCAGATCATCAGGATTTGACCACAACCGCACCGCGCGCCGAATCACATCGAGTTGCAACGGGCAGATGTGGCGTTCGTCGTCGTGCTCACGTGCCGACCGATATTGCAGCGTGTCGGACGGATTGATGTCCATCCAGACGGGCGAGGCATATTGCTGCCACATCTGCACGGGGAAGCCTTCTGGCGTCTTGGTGACCGGCTCGGGGTTCTCCCCTGGCTTGCGGAACGTGACGAGATAGTCGGGGATGCCCTGCCGACTCATTGCGCTGTCCTTCTTGATCTGCTTGTAGAGCAAGCCGAGCGCCTTCGTGCGCTGCATCGCCGTTACCGGATCTTTCCAGATGCACACTTCGCTGTGATAGATCCACCCCGCGTCTTCATACGCGCGGATAATCTCACCACGGAAGTCCCTCAACCCGATCACGCCGTCACGGACCTTCGACGTGGGCAAGTTCATGCAATGCACCGATGCCAACCGCCCCGGCATCGTGACGCGGAACATCTCCGCAATCGCGAAGCGGTAGTGCGCGAAAAACTCCTCATGCGTGCGACAGTTGCCCATGTCACGGTCGCTCGCGCTATAGGTGTACAACGACGCGAACGGGGGCGAGTGAATTGAGAAGCCCACGGAATCACTCGCGACGTGCGCCAACTGTTCGACGCAATCGCCACGGTACAACGTGAATCGCTTACCCTCGGTCTTGTCGGTCACGTAGTCGTCGCGCTGCCGCGTGACGCCGTGCAGTTCCACTCGCGTCAGATCGCTCATATGGCTCACCAGTTCGCGCGCCATTTCATCGGCTTGCGCGTCTTTGCGTTGAAGGTTGGCAACGACGGCCCCCTCGGTATCCGCCGCAATCACGTGCACGCTGACGGGTCGCGTCTGCCCGAACCGCCAGCAGCGCCGCACCGCTTGGTAGTACTGTTCCCATGAGTCGGACACACCGACAAACGCCATGTAGGCACAGTGCTGCCAGTTCATCCCGAAGCCGGCAATAGACGGCTTCGTGATCAGCACGCGGATCGACCCGTCCGCGAATCCCATCAGCGTGCGCCGCTTGGTGTCATGATCGTCCGACCCGCGCACTTCGACGGCATCTGGGATGTGCGCCCTGAGTGCGTCCGCTTCGCTGTTCAGATGGCACCACACTACCCATGCGTCATCGTTGCCGTTGACAATGGCCGCGCACTGGTCGGCGCGTTCGTCTACGCTGGACCGTCGCGCCGCGATCCGCTCTTGCAACGTCTGCGCATCCATCGCAAACAAGCTGCCATCGGTCGCCGTCGTCTCGACGCGATGCTGAATGACTGTCATCGGTGGCAACGTGAACGCATCGCCGTCGTAGCCCAAGTCGGCGGGATGGTGCAACATCACAGACCACGACGCCAACCACTTCCAAAAGTCTTGACGCGCGTGGCCTTTCATCCGCCATTTCTGCGTCTCGCCGCCGTCGTGAACGAAGAACGTGGCGAGCATTTCGGCACGTGTGAGCACGCCCAAAAACTCGGAGTGGTTGCCCAACTCCATGAAGTCGTTCGGGGCCGGCGTGGCCGTACACGCGAGCCGGAACGGCGTATCGCGGAACGCATCCGTGATCGCGGTGCGCGTTGCGCCGTCGTACGCTTTGAGGATAGACGACTCATCCAGCACGACGCCCGCGAACCGCTCGTGATCGAAGTGCGCCAACATCTCGTAGTTAGTAACGATCACGCCGCCGTAGCCGTCGTCCTCGCGCAGATACCGCACCTCGATGCCAAACTTGCGCGCCTCGCGTTCGGTCTGTTCCGCAACGGCCAACGGTGCCAAGATCAACACCGCGCCGCGCTTCTGCTCGGACACGACGCGCGCCCACTCCAACTGCATCAGCGTCTTGCCCAATCCGCATCCGGCAAACACCGCCGCACGGCCACGCCGCAGCGCCCATGCCACGATATCGGACTGAAACGGAAACATCGTCGGGTTCAACGCGGGCACGTCGTCGAGTCCGGTCGCCACGTCCGACAGCGCCTTCGACGCCAGAAATTGCGCATACTCGATCACGCCGCCCCCCGCATCGCCACCACGCCACGAGTGACCGAGACATCCGGCATCGTCGCCAACGTGTGATAGACCGCGAACCGGCTGCACCCCATCACCGCCGCGAGTTCGGTCACATGCGACGGCGCGACCGCCAGCCACTTGCGGACGTTCTCGGCGCGGACGGCGCGCCGGACGCGGTTCTTCGGGTAGCGCTTGGTCAGTCCTGGCACGTACGGCAACGGTCTTGTCATGGGTTTCTGGTGAATAGTTTGTGTCGTGCTCACGCGCCCCCCTCCAGCCCGAGCGCCGCGCGGAGCTCACGCAATGCTGACTCGCTGAACTCGCGGCTGTAGAACGTCCATACGTGGTCGGCGTTCATGTTGCACACGTCGGCGTGCTCTTTCACGCGAAAGCGCAACATCCGCTCAATCATCCCCGCCAGCGTCGCGTCGTCGAGCGGGACGACGGCGACGGGGAATGCATCGTCGTTGAGAGCCGGATGCGTATCTCTCGCGAACACCAGAGCATGAGATCCGGCGGTCAAGTCGCGCATCTCGCTCGCGTCCGTCCACCCCCGCACGATCCCGCTCATACGCCACCCCCGTCAGCGGTCACCCGACCCACCGCGCACATCGCGCGCACCAGATCCTGCGCTGACGCTTGCAGTGTGGTGACAGTGGGGGCGAGTGCCGAGTACGTAGCCGAGAGCGCAGCCGAGAGCGCAGCCGAGTCCGCAGCCGAGTACGCAGCCGAGTCCGCAGCCGAGCGCGCAGCCGAGTCCGCAGCCAAGCGCGCAGCCGAGCGCGCAGCCGAGTCCGCAGCCGAGCGCGCAGCCGAGCGCGCAGCCGAGTACGCAGCCAAGCGCGCAGCCGAGCGCGCAGCCGAGTCCGCAGCCGAGTACGCAGCCGAGTCCGCAGCCGAGCGCGCAGCCGAGTCCGCAGCCGAGAGTACTGATATCGACGCGACGTAGATTTCCTCACTCGTCAGAGGTGCGAGTCCTCGCAGAGCCGCCGCGTGCTCTCGCAGCGACGGCGTCAGATCCATCCACGCGGGCGCTTGCACGCGCACCAGCCAATCGGTTGCCAACCATGCGCGCGTTTCTTCATCGGCGTCCGTCGTGCGTGTGCCGATCACCAGCGGCAGCAACGGGCGCAACAGCTCCGAGCGCGGTGGTTCGCTGAGTTCGTCGTTCCAGTTGCGGCAGAATGTCGCGATCACGGGCGACACACACTGCGGGTGATCGCTCCACGGTTCGCCCGCGATGTACGCAGCCGCTTCCATCACGCACATCTCGCCGCTCGTCGGTTCGTGTGCGCCGTGGGCGAAGGTGATCGTAGTCAGGTCGATGGCTTTCACTTCACACCCCCGTCAGCGGTCAGGGCCGCGTCGATGGCGGCGCGCAGTGATTCGCCTTCACCTTTCAACGTTGACCGCTTCACGCGACCGATTTGCACGTCAAATATTGACCACGGGAGCGGACACGCGCCGTCGTACTCGACGTTCATCGTTTGCGCGTCCAGCCACTCCAACCGCCGCTGATCCGCGAGCGCCGCCCGCAGCGCGGTCGCGAGGGCGTTGAAGAGCTGGCGCGGATCAGGCGCGTAGCCTTGGTCGTCGAGCACGGTGTCGCCGTTCGCGTCAATCGCAAATGACAGCTTCACGCGCCACGGCATCGGATGACGCGCCAGCAGCGCGGCCACGTCGGGGGCGCTCATGCGGCGTCCTCCAACACTTCGCCCGTCTCCGCGTCCACCACGTCGTCGGCCTCGGCCTTCTCGGCCTCCTTGCGCGACTTCACCTCGCTCTGCGCCCACTCAATCGCGACCGACGCGCTTTCCTTCGTCGTGATCTTCGCTACGCGCCGCCGCTCCTTGTCCGTGAACACGTGCGACTTCGTGATCTTCGCCAACAGGTCCCGCTGCGCGTCCGTAATCAGCTCGGACACGTCCGCGTCCTCGATGGGTTCCGGTTCGGCCGGCGTCGGCGCGAGTTCGTCGGGATCGTAGGCACCCGCGCCGCCTTCCCAGCCGATGGACTTGAGCCCCGCCGTGATCGCACGGGAACGCAGCATCGCCTTGCTGAACTTGGAGTACATGCCCGACGACACGAGGCCCGCGCGCTTCGCGTCCTCCATCGTGAACGTCTCGGCATGTTCATCACCGTTCGGATGCTTCAACCACAGCACGGCGCGCGTGTCGTCCAACGTCGTGAACTTTGCACGGCCACCGTCCGACTTGAATCGCGCGAGCTGCGAATCGGCCGACTCGGTGATTTTCCCCTTCACCAGAAAGATCGAGCGAAGCGCCCGCATCGGCGGCATGCCGAGTTCGCGACCCGCCAGGATGATCGCCGCCGCTTGCGCGCCGTTCTTGATGTGATCGGGCAGAAATCCCGTGCGGACCAACTCGTTTCCCATCGACAGCATATCTGTGAACGACATCGCGGGCGCGTCCTGCGTCGGCGCGACGTCGGTCTTGGTGCGAATCGCGAGCGCGGTACTCATTCCATGTACTCCTGTTCGTGTTCGGTGTTGGCCTCGTTGCGAAGCCGTTGGGCGCGTCGTGCGAACCGCGCGGCGGCGGCGGACATCGCGATGAACTCCTCGTCGGTCAGCATCGGCGCGGGCTCGGGGCGTGCGTAGTGGTCCAGCAGTTCGCGGATCGTCATGCGGCCTTGCCTCCCCGACGCGCCACTTCCAAGTCGTAGAGCGCGCCCGCCACCTTGACCATGCCGGGGCCATAGATCAGACCCGACAACTCCATGATCTCGTCGCGGTCCGAACTCGCGCGGAGCCGCGCCACCAGTTCGTCGCGGTCCTCCTTGTGCTCCCGCTCGAACTGGACCTGTTCGGGCTCGTCGATGGTGTCCTCGATGCGCGTGCTCATGATGCACGACGCGCGTTAAACTCGCGGCGCCGGCGCTCGACTTCGGCCCAGTCCGTGCGCGCCTGCTGCTTCGCGACGGCCATATCGTTGCTGCGTTCCTTCGTCGCGTGGTACGTGCCCACCATCCGGAGCGGCAACCGCTCACCGTCGAACGTGTCGAAGTACTGCGGCGGCTCGCCGTCGTGGTGCAACACCTGCGTGACCTTGCGGCCCGTGTCCGAGACAAACAGGCAATAACGTTCGCACTTCATTGCTCGTCCCTCGCGTCCTTGGTAGCTTTCGGAGCGGCACCCCATGTGCCGCACCTCGTGGTGCGACGGTCACGGACCCTCATCCGTGGCCGTTGTGCGTTCAGGCGGACGGCCGACGTCCATCCTGATAAATCATGGTGACCAGCGCGTCCACCATCGACCGCGCCCGCTCGCGAGCGGCGTCCTCAGATTCGCCCGCGTCCCGCAACTTGGTCACCAGCGCCGCAAACCCTTGCGGTGCAGCGGCTGGAACCGGATGGACGCCCCACGCCCGCGCCGCCCGGATCATCGCTGGCGTCTGCTTCATTACGCGGCCTTCCGCTCGTCGCGTTCGGTGACCCGTTGCGCCGCCTTGACGGCCGCCGCACGGATGAACGCGGACACGCTCTGATCAGACAGAAACGCGGCCTTCCGCACCGTCGCACGTTCCCCTAGAGAAAACGACACCGACAGCGGCGTCGTTCGAATCGCTGTCGGTGTGGTATCCGCTTCTCGTGCCATCAATCCCCCGTTGTGATCCGTTAGTTAGTGCCCACGGCAACGAGTATCGGCTAACTTAGCGAAAAAGTCAAGAGGGGTTTTCGGGGCGTTTCCGGACTGTCAGACCCACCCGCTATAGCGCCACATTCGGCGATTTACCGTTTAATTACGGTCTAACGCGACATTTTTGGCGAGTTCTTTCCATGTCGGGCGCGAAATGAAAGAAATAGGGCGATTTCTTTCAATTGCTACTAAGTACTCACGAATTAGTAGTTCACCCGAACCGCTCGCGCATCCGCGCTGTCGCGACAGCTTCGCACAGCGATTCCTCCAACGACTCGGCCAGCCCTTGCGAGATGCCCGAATCGTCCAGCGCCGCGTGTGTCAGCTCGTGAAACAGGACGCGCCACTGATGCCGCTTTGGGGCGCTCGCGAGCCATTCGATGGTCCGTGTGGAGATGTCCCAGGGCCCCCAGCATTCGGAGCCGTCCGGATGCTTTAGGTGAGGCTTGAACACCACGGTGACATCGCCGCCCGGCATCGTCACGATACGCGGAATCGGGGGTATTTCATGCGGCCCGCACCGTCTGCCCCAACGACGCCACGACGGCTTGCCCGCGCTGGATGTTCACGAGTTCCACCCCGTAGTCGAGTTCGTCCGCGTCGTGCGCGATGATCGCGAAGCCGTTGGTCCAGTTCGGCGCCGTCGCGTACGACGGGTTGAGGTTGCACACACAGCCGATCTCGCGGGATGTTTCGCCCGCCTTGATCCGGCGCTTCAACTCCTCGATGCGATCTGCCGACCATTTCAACGGACCTTGCGGCGCTATGTCCCCTCGGATTTAGAGAAGCTCAACCCACCGAATCAATCGATCCCGCCGTCCCAGTTTCCGCGTCTTACTCGCGACTAGCCAGCCTTCACGCGATCCCGCCGCGCTAGTGTTGCCTTCGATTGTGACGATGCTGCCGTCAGGGTTCACACTCGCGACGATGCCGACGTGCGCGTAGCGGCCGAGTGCGGGGAAGTAGAGGGCGAACAGGTCGCCCGTCTGCGGCTTCGCGGTGTAGCGCACGCCCTTTGCTTCCGCCCACTCGGCCATCTGCTGTACACTCGCCGTCCGCAGCACTGGCCACAGCTCGCCCAGCGCGTGCGTCCCCACGTCCGTCACCCACGCCGCGCACCACGGGTTGCCCTTGGGCGTGTGCGTGGCCTGTAGGACGCGTTCAACGTATGGCCCCGCGTTGGTATTGGCGGGCACTTCCGACGCGCCGAGCGTGGCGCTGGCGACCCGCAGCAGCAGGTCCACGGGCTTAATGTCCACGGGACTCCTTGAATCGGGGGCCAAACCAGCGCACGGCCAGCCACATGGCGCGCGAGCGGAGCGGAGCACACCCTTCGGCCCGCAGCCCTTCGTGGAACACATCGACCGCGAACGTGGACGAGAACGTGCGGGTCCGGCACATCCAGTCATGCAGGATGGCCGGCCGCAGCGACGACGGCGCGTAGGGGTTACTCACCACAGGCCAGAAGATTGCGGGCACGCTCGCCCCATCGGTGACAAAGCCCGCTGGCACCGTCCACGTCACCCCGTGCCGCGTCGCCACCAACGGCGTCACCAGTTCCAACTGTCCACCAGCCGCGCGCCGGAATGTTGGGTCCGTCTCGAAGACGATCACGCGGGCTCGACTCCGCGCTCGTGGTCCCGACGCGCCACGACTTCGGCCACCTTCGCCGCGTCCACGGTCACGGTCGTATTCGTCGTGGCCTGCCACTGGTTGCGGTTCAGCCAGTTCATGAACACCGACCGCCCAAACGCCGCCGACACGGCGAGCGCCAACGCGGACACGTTCAGCACGGAAAACCCGCGCACCCACGCATCGCGGAGCGCCACCACCGCCGCCGCCGCCGCGATCCCTTTCGATAGCGACGGCGCCTCGTGCGCGTCACACAAGTCCAGCGACCACGCCACGACCCGCACCCAGCGGCGCCACATCAGGACGCCCGACGGCGACGCGCGACCGCCGCAGGCGGCAGCGGCTGTTCTAGCACCGTCAGCCGCACCTCGTGGTCCGCGCTGATCTTCTGCAATTCCTGCAAGATTTCCCGCAGCTCACCTTGTTCCGCTTTGCGCGAGGTCACTTCGTCGCGGAGGAGTTCGCTCAGGTTCGCGATCGCATTCTTCAACTCGATGATTCCTTCCCGAAGCGGTCGCGCCTCATTGGCGAACACCGCGCGCAAGATCAGCCCGCCGACACCCAACGCGAGCGACCCGCCCGCAATCGCGACCCCGACTACCGCTACGCCTTCACTCATTGGCCGTCCCCCACAGGTTGCGACTTGTGCCGGGCGCGCTCCGGCTGGTAGCGTTCAGGATGGCGTCACTTTGCCTCTGGTTTGCTGGCCTCTTGGCGTTCGCGGGGACGTGGGCGCTGGGATTCGATAAAACCCAGTTCGCCATCGGTGCCGCGCTGCTCGGCTTGCTCTGGTTCGTCATCGGCCGTTCGCTCCGATCTGACGAACAGCGGCCCCACTAGTCGCCCCGCGCGTCACCAATTGCCGCTCTAGCTGCTTGATTAGCGCGGGCTCCATGCGCCGCAGCGCGTCGATCGCTTCCTGACGCGTCATCTGCCCAGGAAGTCCCGCCATCAGCAGTTTCGCCGCCTCATCCATGTTGGCGCCCGTCAACTGCCGCTGCACGCCATTCCCGACGCGACCAGCCAACGACGTGAGCGCGCTCAACGGGCTCGACGCCGCCCGAATGAGTGCCGCAGGATCCACGCTCTGATCCGCGATATCCGAGAGCTTGTCGGCCGTCTGCGACCCGCCCGTGACGATCTGCCGCGTCCGCAGTCGGTTGGCCGCGTTCGTGCCGGCGCGACGAATCGACCCCATTGCCGCCTCGTTGCCACGCGTCGCGACCGCCAGCCGTGCGTCCGCGCGTTCGCTGCCCATCACGACCGGCGCCGGATTCTGCACACGGCCCGCGTCGCCTTCCTGCAACCGCGCCAGATCCTCGTGCAGCGTGTTGCCCACGCCCTTCGCGACCGATTCCGCTTGCGGGTCGGTCATGAGTCGTTCTTTGTCGGCCGGGTACATCGTCCGGCCCACCCGCTGCCCACGCGCAAACCCTTCGGCCTCTTGCATCGGCTTCGCGTACGTGCGCTGCGCTTGGCCCCACAACGACGACCCGTCCTCGGCCTTGTTCGCGTGTTCGTACAACAGGTTCTCGACTTCATCGCGCACGCCCACGAGCTCGCGCATCCGCTGCGAACTGGACCCGCCTTCCTTGCCTTCCAACCGCGCGATTTCGTCGTCCAGTTCCAACTTCCACCGCTGAATCGCTTTTGCGTCCAGCGTCGGGAGTTCGCCGCCGCGTTCCGGCACCGACACCGCCCCACGGCCGGCGACCGATCGCGACGCCGTCGTGGCCGCGTCCGCTGGCATCTCAGGCGCGACCCCACGGCGCTCCATCTCGGCCTGCAACCGCTCCAACAGCGGCGCCCGATCGTTCATACGCTTGGCCGCGCCCGCCGCATCGCGCGCGACTTGATCCGCAAACGTCGCGGGATCATAGCCCATCTGCTCGACCAACCCGCGCGCGTCCTCGTGATTCCCGACCGCTTTCAGCGAGAGATATTCCGCGTATTCCTGGCTGTCGCGAATCGCTGCTTTCGCCGCGTCTTCGCCTTGCATCTGCGACAGGTACGCGTGTTCTACCGACAAATCCTTGTCGGACAGCTTGCCGATATTCTCAGCGGTCACCCGTGGCCGATACGATCGCATCGCGGCCTTATCCATGCCGAGTACCGCCTCTTCCGTCATGCCGTCCGTCTTCGACGACGCGCCACGCAGCGGCACCGACGCGACATCCTCAGCCGCCGGCGACGCCCCTTTCAGAATCGCGGCCCGCGACGGCAACGACTGCCCACGGTTCGCAAACCCGCGCACGGTCGCATCGTATGCCGACCCACCGGACGGACGTTGCAACAGATCCACCACACGCGGGTCACTGATCTTGACGCCTTCCATCGCTTGATCGTAGACCGGCACCGCGCTCGTCTGCGCCTCCAGCCGCTTCGCGACCTTGTACGCCTCGTCATCGACCGGCTCACCAATCGCGTCGCGCACCGCCTGCCGCACGCGATCGACTTCCCCACGCGCCCGCGTCGTCAATCCCGTCTCGATCTGATCCGGCGCCGCATGACCCACCGACCGCGCCGTGCGGAGATCGCGGATGCCGCGCTCGCCAATGCCTTCCGCGAGAATATCCGGCGCGTCGGCCGTCGCGTTCCATGCCGCCAAATCATCGACCTTCTTCCCCGTGCGGCCCATCGTCGAGAGTACCCGACGCGCGCCAGCGACTTCGGGAGCATCAGCGCGCACACGGCTGCGGATCGGACCCGCTGCCGGCGCGACTCCGCGCTGGCCGATTGAGCCCAGCGCATTCCGTCCGCTGCGAATGAGTTCAGCCGCGCCCGAGAACACACCACCCGCCAGCGCACCACCCACACCACCCGCGACGACACCCTTGCCAACGTCGCCCACTTCGTCGGCGACACCAGCGCCAGACAGCGCACCCGCCGCCATACCCGCCTTCATGCCCGCACCGATCCGCTGGCCCATCGTCGCCGTCGCTTCGGCCTTCGGCACCAACCCCGACGCACTCAGCGCCCGCGCGATCACTGGCGCCGACTTCGCCGCTTTCAACAGCGCGCCGCCCGTCAGCGCACCGCCCGCCACATTCGCGCCGATCGCGACGTACGGATGGTCCTGCGTGAACTGCTGGTTGTCGTCGCGGATGCCGTTGCGGATATCCTCGTAGCTCTTGCCGTGATCGCTCGGACTCAGCGGCAACACGCGCCGCAATCCCGCTTCCGCTTCATCGGCAAACCCAAACGTCGCGCCCTGACCGACCTGCCGCGCGGTACCCTTGACTGCCGACCAATCCGCATCTGCCCGCTGCGGCGCTTTGTCGCGCGTCGCCAGCGTGGACTCGGCCGCGATCTTCGGGCCCGTCGGCTTGAATGCTTCATCCTGCTGCGCCTGCTGTACCAACGCGGTCGCTTGCTCGGGCGTCTTGCCCGCCCGCACATGCGATTCCCACAGGTCCGCCCATTTGTTCATGGCGTCCCCCGTGGTGCAAACGGATTCCCCGGCGAGTACTGACGCGGCGCTTGCTGCTGGCCTTGCGGCGCGAGCGGATGATAGCCCGTCTCAGCACCGTAGGCGCCCTGCATATCCTGCACCTTCTGCTCGTAGAACGCGCGCATGTTGCGAATCGCGTTGAGCGCCTTCGTGGGGTTATCCGTCAGATTCGCGGTCCACCCTTCCAGCCGCTTCGCTTCGCTCGGCGTCACCGCTGCGCCCGATCGTTCCAAGAAGATCCCGCTAGCGACGTTCGACAGCTTGCCGCGCAACGTTAACGCCGGTTCCGACATGTTGTGTGTCGCGACCCATTCCGGCAACATGTTCTTCAGCCCCAACGCTTCGCCGGCCGTCTGCGGATCTTTCGTCAGCGCGGCCTCGATGTCCTGCAACTCGCGCAGGTTCGCGGTGATGCCCTGAAAGTCTTTCATCGTGCCCGCTGGCACGACGCGCAACTTTGGCGGCGGTGCGTTGTCTAGCCCCATCTCTTTCAATGACCGCTGCTGCGCGAAACTCCGATCCTGCTGCGACCGTTGGAAGTTCCGCGCCGCTTCCGCGTCGGCTAACTCTTGCGCCCGCTGCTCGCGCGCCCGCGCGTCCTGCATCGCCATCGCGCGATTGTCTCGCGTCTCCGTCGTCGATTCGGCACTCTTGACCATCGGCGCACCTCCCAACGTGAACGCGGACGGCGCTTTCGCCGCCGAACGCATCGCGCCACCGATCGCGCCAACCGACTGCATCGCGCCACCAACCGCGCCCACTGTCGGCGACGGCCCGACGTTCAACGCCTCACCCATGCGGCCCACGTCCGCCTGCGGACGGTAGCCGCCTTCGTACGCGTTCCGCTGATCCATCTCGGCCTGACGTGCCGATGCCGCCGCGCGCTCCTGCTGCGCCGCCCGCATCTGCTCGACTTGCGCCGCCATCATCTCGCGCGCCCGCGCGTCCTGCTCGGCCTGACGCGCGCGCTGGTCCGCGTACCGCTGGTCCTCGACTTCCCCTTGGCGGCGCTGCTCACGGCCGCGCATGTAGCCGCTGGCCGCGTTCATCAGTGCAAGACCCAACCCTGCCATAGCGCCCCCTTACCCGTAGACGGGATAACCCGCGTACTGCTGACCGCCGCTCGTGCCTGCACCCGCGCCCGACCGACGACGCGCGCCGTAGCTCTGCGCGAAATTGCCGATAGCGCCGTAGTAGTCCTGCGCGTTGTTGCCCGCCGTGTTCGCCGCGTTCTCGTACGTGCCGACCGGCGACGGCGCACCAAAACCCAGCGCCGCCGTCCCCTGTGCGCGATTGTAGCGACCGTTCCGCAACTGCTCCTCCCACTGGGAACGGTTCATCTCGTCGCCGACCGCGTCACGGCTCAACCCGTACTGATAGTCCCGCTCGCCGCGCAGCTCGTTGCGGTTCGCACGGTCCTGTCCTTGCGTCTGGTTCAGGTAGCCCGCGTTCCGGTCGAAGCGGTTCCCGAGGAAATCGCCTTGCTTGTATTCGTCGGCGCGGGCCGTGTCGCGTTCGTTGACGCCCGCGTTGTACGTGTCGCGCGTCATGCCGCCCAAGTCGTTCGCGATGCCGCGCTGGAAGCCCGCCGCGCGTTCGCCCAAGCCCGTCACGTCGCGCGCCTGATCGCCGTAGCGGTCGCCGATACCCATCGACAGGTTCGACTGATCGCGGCCCATACCGTACTTGTCGTTGCCGATGCCGCGCAATAGGTCCGCGCCCTGCAACTGGAAACCCGAAGTCGCGCGCGTGGCGGCATCGTTGATGCTCGCCGCGTTCTGGTCGAGCGAGCCGAAGCCCTGCGTGACGCCCTGCGCCGCGTTCAACTGCGACAACCGATCGTTCAGCGTCTGCGCCGCCGTGTCCAGTGACAGTTGCTGTTTCGCTTGGTTCAGGTTCTTTTCGCGCTGCAACCCGAGGTCACCGAGCTCCGTCGTCGTGATCCCCGAGCCGACGCGCCCGAACGCGGCCGCCTTCTGGCCGATCTGGCGCTGTGCGTTCTCAAAGCCCGGCTGCGACTGCGCTTCCAACAATGCGAACTGATCCGACGCGAGCTTCGACCGATCCGGCCCGTTCAGGTTCGCCAGATACTGCATCGTCTGCGCGCGGGCCTGACCCGTGTCCGCTGCCTGACTGTAGCCACCGCCGCCCGACAAGCCGCCGACCATCGACGCCGCTTTATCAAACGACGCGTTCGCGCCGTTCGCTGCGTTGCCGAGTTGGGTCTGTGCGTTCCCGTATTGGGTATTGGCGGGATTGAAATTGTACGACAGGTTCTGATACTGACCGTTCGCGCCGTTCAGCATCCCCTTTTCCGTGTCGAAGTTCAGCGGCTGCACGCCCTGAAACGGCTTCAACTGGAACTGGTTGTATTGCTGGCCGGCGCTGCTCGTCCAGTTCTGCGCTTGGTTCGTCTGCCGCGAGTTTGTCGGGTTGATCTGCGTTCCGATCAGATTCGAGTCGGCGCCGAACTGCTGCGTCGATGGCATCGCCATGCCCGTGCCACCGCCGAGCGGCTGCATTCCTGGCGTACGGCGCTGGCGTGGGCGCATCGTCGTCCCGTCCGACGGGTTCGTGTCCATGCCGCCGCCCATCGTGCCCATCACGTCGCTACCCATGAGGAGTGACATACTCAGCCCTCCCAGCCGTAGCCGCTTGGACCCGCAGACGTCGCGCCGAGGGGCGACATCTTCGGGAAGTTCTTGCGGATGCCGTTCGCCATCGCGTCACGCGCGCGTTTCGGCAACTGCGTCGGGATCGCCGCGATCATCTCGTCCATCGTCGGCGCTTTCGGCTTGGCGCTCGTGATGGCGCTGTCGATCGTCTTGGGATCGACCGTGTACTGACCCCAATTGCCATACGTCGCCGTAGACGGTGCAGGGCCACGCGCGGCCGCGAACGGGTTGGACCCGTTGAATCCGAGGTTGCCCAAGTTCATCGGCGCCTCGACCTGCCCAAGCTGCGTCATCCCGAGCTTTCTCAGCGGAGCGCGCTCGTTGTACTGCGATTCGGCCGACTGAATTGCGCGATCCTGCAACTGGTTCGCGCGCTTCTGATCCTTCGACGCACTCCGGGCGCCGAGCAGCGACGACCCGATCATCAACGCATCATCCCATCCAAACGCCATAACGCCCCCTGCTGTGAATGCGACTTAGTATGCGGTGACTTCGGACCACTGCACGGTGACGCCGATATTCCAGACACCCGTTGCGGGCACCGTCGCGCGGACCACAACGCCTTCGTTCTGGGCCAACACCAGCGGATGTTCGCCCGCGCCCGTGTCCGGCTTCCAGAGCACGTTGTCGGGGAGATAGATCTGGCCGACAATCGGCGTCGCGGCGCTCCACCCACCGGAACTGTGCGTCGTGATCGTGCCCAAATCCTGCGTGTCGAGCGTCTTGGTTCCGGCACCGAGCGCCGCCGTCGTCGCAATTCGCATATCACCCATGAGCGACGTACCAAACGACGTACGCAACTGCGCCTGCTCGCCCGTGAGCGTCAACGCCGTTCCACCGGAACCGCTCGCCGTCCACGTGCGCGCGACGGTCGCCTTGATGTCGATCGCACCCGCTGCAAACGCCGTCGTTGCGCGCATCCCCGTCACAATGATCTTCGTCACCACGCACAAGCGCGACGCGTCCGACCATCGGAGCTGAAACACTTCCGCGTTCGCCGCCGCGCCCGCCGCGATCGCGCCCGTCTGCACCGATACCGCGTAATGGCCCAACGCGCCCGCGTCGATCGGCTTCGCTTGGATATGCGCGGCGCTCCCGCTTTCCGCGCCGACGCCGACCAATTGGCCGGAAACACCACCCTCGATGACGGCCATAGGTTACCCCAAGATTTGATAGGTGAACTTCATGTTCTTCCAGACCGCGCCGCGCTTGACGGCGGTTCGCACGCCGACGAGATCCTGCGGGGGCGCGCTCGTGGACGTACCAGCGGCCATACCCGTGCGACTGTTACCGCCTTGCGGCATTGTGCGCGCAAGGCTGATCGCATCCCGCGAGCGCCAGCGCACCGTCGCGCTCCCGGTCGCGGGATACGCGATACAGTCGACGATCTCCATCTCCGATTCGTCCGCACGCGTGCCCTTGCCCGTATACGGCCCGTTGGCTTGCCACACGCGCAGCTTGCTCGTGCTCGTGATGCTCGCGTCGGTGATCGTGAACGTGCCCGTCCACTTGGGCGTGTAGCCCAAATGCGCCTCAACCGTCGTCGCGGTGCCGTTCGCGCCAGCGGGGCCAACGGCGCCCTGCGGTCCCGTGGGGCCCGTCTCCGCACGCGAACCGTCGGCGTTGTAGATCAGCCAGCCCGTTTCCGGCGAGTACTCCAACATGCCGCCGACCGGAATCGAGAACGCGGGCGTGAACAACTGCATACTCGCCCAGCTATCCGTGCGCTGCATGTAGAACTGAATGGCGCGCGCCGTCAGCGCGTTATTGCGAACGTAGACGGACAACACTTTCCGCATCCGTGTCGGATCAGCGGCCTGTGTCGATGTACTCGCATACGTCATGACGGGATAGTCGCTTGCATCACCAAGCACCGCCGACACTTCGTTGTCGGTGTCGATGACCTTGGACGATGTGCCCTCAATCGTCGCCCACGCGACGTAGACGTTGAGCCCCGTCCCGACTGTCGTAAACTGCGCGCGAAGGCGCTGTGTGTACGCTGCGAGAATCAAGCCGCCCCCCAAGTCGTTGCGCGCGGGTTGGACATCAGACGGTAAAGGCTGGCACGCCGCTACCAGAACCGTCAGTAACAGCCAGCGTCGTTTTCGCATCGTCGGTCGTGCTCTGTTGTAGCAAGGTTTTCGCGAGCGTCGTGATATCGCCCCCGAGCTTCGCGCTCGTGATGCTGCCGTCCGCGATAGAACCGCCTGGCGGGTCGTAACTCATACAATGCTCCAATCGCTGGTCCCGTCTGACACCATCGAGCGGCCCACGTACTGCGTCGTCCACGCCAGTGTCGCGCTCCCGTCGATCGTTTCCGACCCGTACGCGTCCACTGTCAACGTGTTCGCCGCGCTCATCTTCTTGAATTCGACGCGCATCCCCACCGCCGTTCGAGCTGGCGGGAGCGTCATCGTCACGTTCCCGCCGCTCGTGTCGACCTTGTAGAGCGTACGCGGATACGTGAGGTTGACCGTTGTACTCGCGCTGACACTCTTGATGTCGTAGCGGTCGGACGAGTCCAACACTTCGACGACACGCCGCAATCGCGCGTTCGCGATGTCGAGCGTTGCCGCTGGCGCCCACTTCTGGCGCTCATTCGGCATGCGGCAACACCGGATGTGCTACGTGAAACGTGAGCGTGCCGTCGTCCGTGTTGATGTTGGACAGCACCATGCCATCGACCGGCGTCCCGAGCGTCAACGTGGACAGCGTCGCGATGAACAGCGATTCCGCGTCCTTCATGGCCGCGAACTGGTGCGCCAGTCGCTGCGCTTGCGCGGGCGTCACCGTGTGCGTCGTCATCAGACCGGCACCAACGTGATCCGGTAGTTCGTCGAGCCGATTCGGATGTTGAGATACTGATTCGTGCCACCCGCAGGTGCCGACGCCGTGACCATGCTGGAACCGCTCGGCACCGTCAGGAAATTGGTCTGCGTGTCGTCCATGCTCAGCGTCGTCGTGCCTGACCCGCCGCTCCGCGAGATCGTCGTCGCCGTCAGCGTCGTCACCGTCAACGTGCTGTAGCTCGTCGGCAGATACGAGGAACTGACCGTACCCGACGCAATCGCGGAGCCGTTCAGGTTCGTCAGGTTCGCGCCACTGATCGCGGCAATGGTGCCTGTCAGGTTCGCGGCGGGTATGCTCGTCAGCGATGCACCAGAGCCCGCAAACGTCGTGGCGGTACACGTGCCCGTGATCGTGACGGCGGCACCAAACGACGACGCGCCAGCGGTCACCGTGAGCCCGCCCGTCGTGATCGTCACGCCCGCCGCAAACGTCTGCGCGTTCGTGAACGTCGGTGCGGTCGAGAACGTCCACGCGCCGGAAATCGTCGCGCTGGTATCGACGAACGCGGCGTACGTGTTCACCGCGTTGCGGATCGTCGTGAAATTGCCGTTGACTTCGGAGCGGTATGCCTTACCCGCTGCCAGTGTCGTGAGACTGCCAATCGTCGGCATTATGCGCTCCTCATGGACTCTTGGGGTTGCCCGTCACGCCGAACGTGCGGACCCGCATCACGGCGAGCCCGAAGGCTTCGCCCGTCTCGCCGTGCGATACCGTGGGACGCACCCAGCGACCGCGCCCCATGCAGCCCATCCGCACGCGCTGATCGCCCGAGCCGGATTCGGCCCAATCCATCGTGTCCCAATCGTCCACGTCCCATGTGCCTCCGACGGTTGACGCCGTGAGGTCCACATTCAGGGGAGTGGACTGACCACGCGGCGTGTCATAACTCACAGAGACACGGGTTACCCCACCTCCGGTCAGCGCCGCCTCGATCTGATCAACGATCAGTTCGCGGTCCAGGTCGTAGCCCAACTGAGGGCCAACCACTTGATGGGAAATATAGGCAGTCCCGGCCGCAAGTGCATCGTTCCACGGGCCAGCGGTCAGCGTGCCGTGCGCGTACACGTACCCGTCGTTCTTGCCCGCGTGGGCGTAGCGTGAGACGCCGTCGCCGTCGATGACCGGAAACACGCGGTCCATGTCGTCCAACCAGCCGTGGACGCCTTGGAATTGCAGATCGTCGAGCGAGAACGCCAAGAGCTGCGTCGGGTCGCTCGCCGCCGTGTCGGGGATCGCGATCAGCAGCGACCGCGTCGCCTCGTCGACCACGCTCTGTACGGTGCCAATCACCGCCCGTGGCGTGCTCTTGACCGTCTCACGGCAGTCCGTCCAGATCGGCGTCGGTTCTGTGTTGCCGTAGCGCACCAGCCACGGCAACGCGTCCGAATCCACGATGATCACGCCCTGCGGGAGCGCAATCGTCGCGTACGGCGACAGCGTCCCGATTCGCTCCGAGAGGTTCGCGCGCGTGCCGGCCGTCGAGAAGTCGGGACCGATGGCGCCCGTAATCGCGATGGACGACCGCGCCCGGAACAGATACAGCGCCTCGTTGGTGCCCGCGCCCGACACCAGCGGGTCCGCGTAGCCGCCCGGGTTATCCCACGCGTTGTTGTACCCGCCCGCCTCGTAGCCCGTGTTCGGCTGCGCTTCCTCGGACCACACGAACGTCTTTCGGTCGCTGTTCTTGATGCCGCAGAGCTTCGAGTAGTAGACCCACGGAGGCCCGTAGAAGACGGGCGCGTTCGTCATCTTCGTAATGCCGCCCGCGCCGCTCGCCCCCGTCCACCAGAACGGCGTGTTGACGCCATCGGACACCACGAGTCCCGACGCGAACGGCACCATCGACACATACGCCGACGCCGACAGGGTCACCGCGTTCGTCGTCAGGTTCGCCGTCGTGACCGCGACCGTCCATGTATCCGTCGCCCAATCGTAGGTGACCAACTGCCCATTGATCACGGCCACCGTCTGCCGCGTGGCGTCGCTTTTGGTCCACGTCAGCCCGCCGCCGACGACGCGCGTCGAGCCCGTGCCTTGCCGCGTGCCCATCAGATCAAAGCCGGGACGGCCCACGAACCCGCCGCCCGCTGGCCCGATCGCGCGCACCATGTTGTACGCCGCGAACGCCTTGGCTGGGTTCGCCGTCGTCGGCGCCGTGGCATCGCACACCCCGACAAACGGCCCAGCCGTCAGCACCACTTCCTGCGGGAGCGTCCGCGTCGGCTTCCGCATCAGTTCGCGCCGTTCATCGCGTCCAGCCCCAGCCACCAAGGACTCGACGGGACGCCCTTGGACACCGTGCCCGCGTCCTTGTACTGCGTCTGCCAGACCGTAATCCAGCGCATCCGTGCGTCCGCGTACCGCTGCAACCACGGGAGATTGTCCATCGTGCCGTTGCTCACGTCGGCCGCGTTCGCCAAGGCCTTGAACAGAATCAACTCGCGCGCCTGTTCCGGCTGAATCGATGGTTCCTGGCTTGCACTGATCCGCGCCGGCATCGCGACGTACCGCGCCCACGGCCCCGACGCGTACGTGCGCGCGACGTTGCCCGGTGCGCGGATCGTCGCGCCCTCAATCACGAAATCCCCGCCGCGCACGTTGTACGAACTCGCGTAGAGCGTCCGCCCGCCCGACTCCTGCGCGTAGACTTCGACGTGCCCGAACGGGTACGCCGACGACGCGAAGGTGTACGTGACGCCGCTGTCGGCCGTCGTCAACTGGACCGGCGCCCCCTTGAAGGCGTCGGGACAGATCGGAGCCAGATCGCCGTACACGTTCTCCTGCGCGTCGGCCAACCACGCATAACACCGCGTGGTTGTCCACAGTTCGTCGGCTTGCATCGTGCCCGCGTTGCCGCGTCCCAAATACATCTGGAACTTGTCGAGCAGGTCCGCGCTATCCCATCCGGCCATGTGCTTACCCTCGACGTGGCGTGTACATGCCGTTTCGCATCGCGAGCGCGGCCAACGCGCGCCGCGACCCGCCCGTGTTCGTGGCCCCAGCGCCGGCCGCGCCTGACGCGATGCCGTAATACAGGAACGTGCCAGCGCCACGGTTCGCGGCGTCGGCCAGATTCGTCGCCGTGGGCCGACGCTCCACCATGAGCGCATCGGCTGCGCTCACGGTGGACGCCCGCTTTTGTGCGGTGTCGATCGCCATTAGACGAACTTGCCGCGCGTGAACGTCGTGCCGTCATCGCTGACCGTGCTGGTCGCGATCGTCGCCGCGTCGGCATCGTTGCGGACGAGCTGCGTCGTCGCCGTCTGCGTCACTTTGTTGCGCGCCTTCGCCATCAGGAACCCGATTTTTGCTACCAACGTCGCCGTAGCCGCTGGCACCGCTGCCGGTTCCGCGTACGTGTCCACGTTGAGCGCGTCCGTCACCTGTGTCTTCACGCTCGTCTTCATCGTGGCCGTCAGATCACCCGAGGTCGGCGCGTTCGTGAGGTTCGTCGCCGTCGTCGTCGTCGTCACGGCGGTAATCGTGTTCATCGTCGAGGTCGGCGACGCGATGTTGAAGAACTGTTTGAAGCCCGCCGCGATCTGGCCCGCCGTTTCGGTCAGCGCAGTCGCCAGAATCTGCACCAGATTCGCCTTGACCACGCCCGCCGTAATGTCGAGCTCACCCGTACCAGTGCCCACCTTGTGCGTCACGACCGGATACCCAGCAACGGCCGGCGTCGCAACCGTCGTCCCGTTCCACTTCGTCACGTCGGCCGCTGACGGCGCGCTCGTGCCGGGGAACACTTGCACAATGCTCGTGGTGTCCGGTGTGGTGATCCAGTTCACACCCATCGTCGCCACCTTCGTCGCACCGACATACGACGCGATCGCGTTGGCTTGTCCGACGCCCGTGCCCGCGATAATCACGACTAGATCGCCGTTGTAGTAGCTATCAGTGGCAACCGCCGTCGTCGGCAGCGTGATAGTTCCTGCTGCGCCCGCTTGCGCGGTGCCTTGCAGCACACAGCCCGCAGGCTTGCGCGCGATCGAGAACTGTCCGAGAATCGCGCTCGGCGCTTTCGTGTCGACCGTCTCTGTATCCGGATACAGCACGATCGTGTACTCGTTACCGGCCGCGTAAAAACCCGCGTCGGTATTGTCCGACGTGTCGATCGCGACCAGATGCACACCGACCAGCGTATCGAACGCGGTGGTCACCGTGAACCCTGCGGTCGAGCTGCGTTCCGTCGTGCTCCCGTTCTTGTACACGCGCACGTCGCCCACTTCCAACGCATCACTAAACGCGATGCGCGCGCCGTCAGCACCAGCAGTCGAGAAATAGCAGTACACCGTCGACAACGGCGCGAAATCGCCGAGATACATCATCGGGCTAACCCTCCGTTAACGAGAGAATGCAAAGGGCGTCCGCCCGTGAGTTGTGCGTGGAACGAGGCCGCCGCCGCGTAGTTAAACGCGCCGATATCCCATGTCCCGCTGCGCGTGGTGCCCACGATGTCCGTCGTAAACGCATACGTGCCGTCAGCGCTTAGGTCCGCGCCTTGATCAATCCCCGCGTCACCCGTTTGCAGGGAATAATCGAAGCCACCGCTGTTCGTGTACGTGCCTGTCTTGCTGCGATAGCTCGCCCCATCGGGAGAACTGGTATCGCTGCTGAAATTGTTGGCCGTGGTCTGCGTGCCGCTGATCGAATAACACGTCCCCGCAGACTCCATCCGGTTGTTCTTCCAGAACAGCGAGTTGTTCTGCGGCCCTCCTCCCATGCGGAACCCGCCGCCGACCATGCCCACGCCGGTGTTGTTGTACAGCACGATCGACGAACCCGTGTCGTTGTAGTTCGCGTCGAAGGCGTAGTACCATGTCCCGCTGAATACGCAGTTGGCGACGATCACGCCCTTCTGAACGACACCAGACCAGTTGAGCGCGTCCCCTCCTGTCGCGGTTCCACTTCGGTTATAGCGATGAAAGACGCATCCGGTGATGCGAATGTTTGTCGCCGCCGCACTCCACGTAAAACCGTCGCCGATCGACGTGCTGGTTGAATCATTGACGATTTGAAGATTCTCAATGCGCGTGTATGGCTGGATCGCGTCGATGACAACGCCAGAGCCGGCACGATCAAACCCGGCCTTGCTCGCGTCGAAGTAGCCGGCGTGCGCCTGACCGGAGGCTGCACGCAACCGCAGGAACCGCGTGGCGTCTTGGATGATCGACGACGACATCGACGCGCCGCCCGCACCGGGACACAGACCAGTGACGTCAACGTTGATCTGTACGTCGGCGGCAACGAGCCCCGATGGATAATCCGACACGATATCAGAAAAACACGCACTCAACGAAGCATAGGCAGCGGTGCCTCCGCTGGTCGCATTCGTTGTGCCATCACCACCGCTCGACGCGCTGTTGACGTATCGCTGTACGACCGTTGCCACTAGGGGTATCCCTCGATGTTGAGCGCTGATGTCAGCGCACGAATGAGCGTGTCGTTGGCTTTGTCAGTGGCGTAGGTGCCGGTGACATCCCAATCGTCGCCAGCCGAGTTGTCAAAACCCACAGCGGCGCGATTGGCGACCAGCGTGGCTTTGCATGAGCCATCGTAGCTGGTCTGCCCGCTGGTGGTGCCCCACAGCACGCTGTTGTCCATGCTGGCGGTAAAACCACTCCCGCTCGCGTACGCATCGAAGGCTACGTCGCCCTCGGTGCCGCCGCCTCGGAAAATACCGTACGTCGCGTACGGCCCGATGAAGCCGCGAATGGTCATGTTCCCCAATGCGGCGAACTCAATGTCCATCGCTTTGTTGCCGCTCCCATCGAGCGTGACGCCATACCACTCAAACTCGCCCATGCCTTGAATGATGGACGAGACTTCACCGCTCGCGATGCCCGTGCAGACGAGATCGAGCACTTGGATACGCGATGCCGGATTGTCCGGTACTACGTCGGCCCCTTTGCCAGTAAAGTTGATGCCTCCTGTTTCGGAGTAGATGCGATTCTGTCGGAACGCGGCGTCCTGCGTGACGACGTACTCCATGCCGACGTACTGCGGCAGCGTCTGCATCACCCACGCGTAGCTGAACACTCCGCGAGCATGGAGGAAAACGTTTCCCTCGACCCACATCCGCTTACAAAACTTGGACTCGAATGCCGTCTTGCCACGGTAGTCGATACCAGACCATGCCGTGCTGCCATTCGCCGCGTCTGCCAGTAACATGCCGGTGGGCTGCACGCAGCAATTCGCACGCATCTCCACGTCAGCCGGATGGCAGGCCAGCGTCGTGTAGTCGCCGCCCGTGAGCAGGTTCTGGCTGGCCCCTTCCAACGTGTTGTTGATGATCTTGAGCGGGCCTGCGCCCGTCCACTTGGCGATACACTGCACGTCCGCGTTGCCGCGTTCATGCACCTCGGAGATCACGCAGTTCGTGACGGCGATCTCCGATCCCTGTGCGCCAACAGCGCGCCGCATGTTCTGTGTTGGTCCCGCGTGCAAATAGCAGCGATCCAACCAGACGCGGCCCGCCGCATCCGACGCACCTGTGGCAGATGCGTACTCAATGCGTACAAGGCCGTAGTTGATGTTGGACGTGAGGGCATTGGCGGCGTTGACGCGCAGCTCCAGACCCGCAATGACCCAATACGTGGATTTTGAGGCGATGGCTTGAAAAACCGGATCCTGCCCGCTGCTACTGGTCGGATTGTCAAGAATGCGATAGGAGTCGGATTTGCGCGCGCGACAGGCAACAACTTCAGCGGCCCATTCTGCGAGCGACAAGGTACTCCAATCACTCACCGATGCGCGCCGCTCAAACGTACCCGCGTTGATGTAGTCCGAGACGATGTAGATCGTGCCGGTGCCACGATTCCCGAGCGTCCACCCACCAGACGGTGCGGTGATATTGGCGCTAATCACGATCCTGTCGCCGGGATTCGCAGCCGCCAGCGCCGTCGTGACGTGCGCATCGGTCGTACAGGTGTGCGTCGTGCCCGTTTGCCCTGCCAGATTCCACGTCGTGTCCAGCACCGTGCCGACGCCATAGGCGTCAATGCCTGTCGGCGGCGTATACGGGAACGCCCGCAACGCGGAGCGCCACGATGCACCACCACCGCCGCCGCCGCCCCCACTCGCCCCCCGTCCACGCCACGCGCGGTGCATCGTCAAGAGGGTCATCGCGCACCCGCCGCGTAGCCAGCGCCCGCACTCAGCAGCGCCACGAGTATCTCGTGCTTCCGAGTCGGCCGCTTCGCCAACACCAGATTCGCCGCCGACAGCCGCGCCGTTTCCAGCCGCGCGTCGGTCACGCTCTGGCGCAGCGTCGAGACGAGCAAGGCGGTCGCATTGCGCTCCACCGTCAGCGTCCGCGTGAGGCTATCCACCGCCACCACCAGCGCCTTCGACTCGATCACCAGCGTGTCCACAACGGGGAACCGCTCGCGGATCGTGTCGGGAACCACGATCGAGTCTACACGCCGCACCTGACGCGTCACCACGCGCAACACGGTATCCGTGTGCGCCGTCGCCGCCTTCCTCGCGTCCGTGATCGTCTTGACCGTGACACTGTCAAAGTGCGCGCCTTGCAGCGTGTTCTGCTGCCCGCGCACGTACGCCGCGTCCACCGCACGCACGTGCAGCGCCCACATCGCGACGAACACCACGCACGCGCCGAATCCCGCGTACATCGACGCGGGAACGGCTCGTAGCAGGCGCCACACCGCCGCGAAGGTCATCCGAGCAGGGGCACGCCTTCGACGATCATCGTGCCCGATGACGCCGAATAGCTCAGGACCAGCGAACAGCCGTCGCACGGCACCTTGAAGATGCCCGCCGCTGTGATGCCTGTACCCGCCGCAACTTCCGTCGCGCCGCTCGTGCCAAAATTGAAGTAGAACGTGTTGGTTGCACTCGCCAGCGCCGTGACGCCGCCGACAATTTTCTTTTTGAGCGTCAGCGTCCCCGTGAACGTGCCGGACACTTGGAGAATCCACGACCCGACCGCACCGACCGCCGCGTCACCCATTTCGAGCGTACCCGTCGTGTCCAGCGAAGCCGTCCATACACCGGGCCCAAGCCCGTTATCGACCAACGTCTTTTTGTTCGCCATGTGCCGTTACTCCGTCAGAGACTTGCGCGGCCGACCACGGCCCCGCTTGATCGGTTGCAGGGTCGGGAGCGCCATCGGATCGGCGTCCTCTTCGATGTCGCTGTAACTCTCCGCGTCGGCGTAGCGCGCGGCGATTGCCTGCGCGTCCTCGGCCGTCTCGTCCTCCACATCAGGGAACTGGTCAATCCCCGCGTCCAGCTCGATGTCGGAGCCGTCATACGTCTCAATCGGCTTCAACGTGTCCACGATCGACGCGGCCCACGCGGGCATCGGGTACGGCGTGCCATCCGCACGCGGAATGCCCAGCGCCCACTTGTTGCCCGCCTTCATCGCGCGCACGAAATCCACCGCCGCCGGACCAGGACCCGCCAACAGCCGCAACTTCGGATCGCGCTCTTCGATCCGCGCCATCGCCGCCGCGCCGAACTCCTTGCGCGCCACTTGCAGCAAATGGTTCTGGTACTCGCGCGCCGCGTCCGACCAGTCAATGATCCACTGGTCGTAGTCGACGAACACGCGGCCGAACTCGTGCTGCGGCACCGTCAAGTACTTCTGCGCGGGCGTCAGTGCGGGCAGCGGCGATCGCCACCCAGCCGGCGTCATCGCAATGCACGGGTGCATCGTTTCCTTGTTGATCTGCGTCGCCCACGGGCGGTCGTGCTGGTCCCGCAGCGTTGCGGGCCGACGCCAATCTTCTTGGCCTTTCACCTTGATCGTCGCGCCTAGCGCGTCCAACATCGGAACCGTCACGGGTTACGCGTCCTCGATTGAGAGATCGTTGATGTACTCGTCCATCGCGCGGTCGATGTCCGCGTCGCGATGGCGATACCCGACTGGCGTCGACCGCAGCCGATGCAAGCCGTCCTGCCGCGCCGCAAATCCGGCGCCGTCTGCCCACTGTTCCGACATCCCGACCAACTGCTGCCACATCAGGCGATGCGCGGCGATCTCGGTATCACCCAGCGCCGCAATCGTCAGCTTCGCCGCATTCGTGATCGGGTCCGCGATGCCGTGCGCGAAGCGCCACAGGTCATAGCGTTCCAGCGCCGCCGTCACGCGTCGATCAAACTCCGCGTACGGCAGATCGCCCGCGCTCGGCACATCCGGCGTGAGTCCACACGCGCGGCGGTATTTCTCTTCGGCTGGCGTCACCGCGAACGGATGCCCGCCCGCGTCGCCCTGAATCACCCACAGCCGACGCGGCCGGACCAACTCGCCCGTCGCGTCCGCAATCTCGTGGTGCAACTCCCACGTCCGTTTGTCGATCAAGCGGCACGGCCCGCCCGTGATGCGCGGACGCATCTGGCGCACACCGTCGATGATCTGCGGCAAATACGTCAGCGACGCATCGGTGCGTGGATGCGGCCCGCGTAACTCGTCCTTAAATGCCTGATCCACGTGCGCCCACGGCTGCAACTGCCACAACATCCAGCGGTGGATCGGTTGCCAGCGGTCACCGGGTTCCCACGCGATGTACAGTCGAGCTGTACCGGGGATATGCTGCGCGTCCAACGCCGCCTGCCACTCAGGGCGTGGACGACGGTCAAACTCAATACGCGAGCGCACCACCGGCACAGATCGCGCCGGGGTGCGTCGCATTGTCTGCGAGAGTCGGGCCCGCAGACGGTGGAACATCAGGTCGTCACGCCGTTCTGGTCCGCAACCTTCGCCGCCGTCAGCGATCCCGCCGCGACGCTCGCGTAGTTTGCGTCCGTAATACCGGCGTCCGCGTTCATCTTCGTCACCAACGTCGCAAACGCCGCTCGCAGTGTTTCGAGATCGTCCACCAGCTTGTTGTACTGCAAGCGAAGATTGTAGGTCGCACCATCGACCATGACATCGTCGCGCTTGTTGATCGTAGTCCCTGCCATGTGTCACCCCTGCCGCAGCGCGGCGAAAGAGGGGCGTGGGATCACCACGCCCCCGAGTTCATCACGCTTCCGTGGCGCTAGTCCAGTACGCCAAGCCCTTGCGGTTCTTCACGACCACGTTGCCGTACCAGTCGACGCGGCCATACGCGCCGGCCAACGTCTCGGACGGGATCAGATCGCCCCACGAGCTGTTTTCCGTCGTGGGCAGAATCTCCCACTTGTTGATCGCGCTCTTGGCGAGCAAGCGCACGTAGCCGGGCGGGATGTTCTTCGTCGAAATGATCTTGACGCCCTTGGCCTTCACGTCGCCGTCAAACGACAGCGCCGACGCGTCTTCGTAGCGCAGACCCGCGCGCTCCTGCGACAGCATCGAGCGGTAGACACCCTGCGCGACCATCAGCGTATCGGCTTCCACGCCGCCGTCGTTCATGATCTCGTCCTTGCCGCGACGGAACTTCGCGGGCGTGAACAGACCCGACGCCGTGTCGCTGTACGCCGCCGTCCAGTTCGGGTAGGTCGATCCCGACACGTTCTGCACCGTGGTGGCCTCGAAAATGTCCTGCATACCGACCAGACCCTTCGACAGATCGGAGCCACCGGCCGCCGTCGTGCCTTCGAGGTTGTTCGCCTTGTACAGACGGATACCGTTCGTCGAGTACGTGGTCGAGCCGTCCATCGTCACCGTGATCGTACCGGCCGACTTCGAGACGGCCGTGACGGTGAAGAACGACGAGGCGCCGTTGATGAGCGCGTCGGCCGACGACAGCGCCACACCGCGTTCGTTCACCTTCCACATCGACGCGAGGAACTTGGCGTTCGTGATGCCCGCCGTGCCGTAGCCGGCCGTCAGGGTCAGCACGTTGCCCGTGGTGCCCGAGATGTCGGAGTCCGTCGTGGCGAGCACCGCCGCGCTGGAACCGTGGAAATAGTCGGCGAAATGCTCGTTGTGGGCGTCGACCTTCTGCTTCGCCTGCACGACGAGCTGACGCGCCAACTGATTCTGCATCCCCTTGTCGGCGTACTTCGACACGTCCGAGATCGCGAATCGCGCGTTGAAGTGGACGGCCGTGACCGTCGCTTCGATCGCGTTCACGTTGGACGGCTGCGCGAGGTAGCCACCATCGGTCAGGGACGCCACACCGCCGCGTTCCTGAATGTCGAGCGGAAACGTGACTTCATACTGCGACATCGGCGCCTCAAACGATTCGAGGCTGTTGAAGAACTGCTTTTCCGGGCGCTTACCGTGCGCGAACGCGACGGCAATGTTGCCCTGCACCTTGCGCCAGAACTTGTTGAGCGCAGAACCTGCGGTTACTGAGAGTGTCTGAGCTGACATCGTCAGCCTCCTGTATTATCGAGCGTTCATCTCGCGCCAGACCGACATCGCATCCTTCACCACGTCCTGTGGACGCTGGCGCGGCGGGGCGGCCTTCTTCTGTGGCGCGACGGGAGGAGTGGTCGGCTTCGCACGGGCCAGAGCCCGCGCATTCGTCTGCGCGACCGCTTGTGTGGTCTGCACCCGTTGCGTCGCTGCCTGCGTGGCCGTCGCGGCCCGCTGGTACGGCTTCTGCAAATCGGCAAGCAGTTCCCCCGCACGATCCCAATCCGCGACCCACTGTCCAGCGCGCACCCCGTATTCAGGGACATCGCGATCAGTGCGGTACACGAACTGCTGCAACATGCGAGGGTTGGACAGAATCGCGGTGAGTTCGTCGCGGACTTCCGGCGTAGCCCAGGCTTCGTTCGCCAGTGTAGACTGGATGAACTGGGACGCTCCGCGTGTCGCCTCTTCCACGAGGGCTTCACGATCCGGTTCGGGCGGCTGATTCGCGGTCCGCGCCTGCTCACGCAAACGTTCCGCGTAGGCCCGATCCGCTTTCGCTTCGATTTTCGGCCAGTTCATGCGCGCGTTCGTGCAGAAATCATACAATTCCTGCTCGCTCATCGTCATGAGGGCCTTAAATTCCTGCAAATACACCTGCGCCTGCACCTTCTCTTCGTCGGGCTCGTTGTCCCGACGCTGCAATTCGCTGCGGAGTTGCTGAATTTCCTGCCGTCCGCGCGTCTCAAATTCGCGGCCCTTCGTCAGCAACTGGCGCGCGCGGTCGAAATCCTTGTCTGATGCGAACGCAATCGCGCGATTCTTCGGATCGAACGTCGACCCCGGCAACTGATACGGCTGTCCCCACACGTTGACCGCAAACGGCACCGCTGGCGGCGCTTCCTCAACGGTCGCCGCATCCACGGGCACCGCGTCGGGCGCGTCACCAGTCTCATCTGCTGGCGCGTCGTCGATCGTGTCGTCGGGCGTGTCGTCCACGAGTTCCGTCGTCGCGGCCTCGATCACGCTGTCGTCGTCCATGCCCTCGAAGGCGTCGGTCTCTTGCGTCGGTGCGGTCATTGATTGGGTGCGGGTTGGCCCATGACGTTCTGTGCGGCGCTTTGCATGGCGGTCCGTTCAGCCGCGACGCCGTCTGGTGCGCCTTGCTCGGGCGCGGGCTTGGCTTGCGCCTTGCTCTGTTGCTTGTGCGTTTCCTGCGCCATCTGCTGCTGTTGCGCTTGCGCCTGCTGCTGCGCTTGCATCTGCATCTGTTCCATGCGCGTCTGGATGCCCGCCGCTTGGCGCATCCGCTCGTATTCCTGCGCCAGCGCCTGCTGGTAGCGCGGATCGGCGGTGAGGAACGCACGCTCGGCCATCGTATCGCTCAATTCCGCGAAGCGGATCGGCGCGACCATCGGCAATTCGTCGGTGGGATTCGGCGCGAAGATTTGCGCGGCCTCGTCCATCACGGGATCGGGCGCCGGCTGCATGATCGGCGCGCCCGTCATCGGGTCGATGCTCTGCACAGGCTGCGGCGCCTCGGGATGCTGACCCTTCGCGCCTTCACGCCACGCCAGCAACTGCCGCGCGATACGCGCGCGGTGCGGATCGTCCTGCAAGCCGAGGAGCGGCCCCGTGTTGCCCGTGATCGACCGCTGATAGCGCATGGCGCCCATCTGGTCGCCCGTCGTCATCGCGAGTTGCAATTCCTCACGCGCCAGCGCCGTCTTCGCGCTCTTGGGCATCATCGTATTGGTGCCCTTCGCGACGCCGATGTCGCCTGCGCCAACCAAGTCGATGCCCGCGAACGACTGCACTTGCACGTCGCCCCCGTCGCCCAACGCTTGCAATTGGCGCGGCACGTCGAGATAGGCGCGCAGATAGATCAAGCGGTTGCGCCAGACCCGCGTAATGAACCGCGACGCGTTCTGCTGGATGCCCGCGAGCGCCACGAGCGCCTGTTCGATGATCTGCTGGGCGTGGACGCCGCTCTTGACGCTGGACGAGGACACGCCTTGCGCGGCCTCTTCCAAGCCAGACGCGGTGTCCTCTTCCTTGCTCATGCCGTCGTACACTTGCCCCATGACGGGCGCCATCGGCGGCGCTTGCTCGAAAAACGGCTGCGAGCCGGGAATGATCCGGATCGGCGTCCCGTCGCGGCGCTGCATGTCGGCCGCTTGCATTGTCGAGTCCATCGGGACAAACGTCTGCGGCGAGCCGAACCGCCACATGTAGTCCAAGATGTACCGCAACGCCTGCGCGCGAATCTCTTCCATCGGTGCTAACTGCTCGATGCCCGCAACACCCTTCGGGTCACCGCCCGCCGTGTCTTCGCTCCACGTCATCTGTGCCAGCGGCAGCGGCAAGATTTCGACGCGGCTTGATGCGCCTTCGCCCACCGTCACCTTGCGCGGTTCCCGCGTATGCGGTTCCGTCGCGCCACTGACGACGATACGCGCCCCCAACGGCGCGTCCGTGCAGCTCGTGAAGTACAGTGTAATCGTGCAGACCAGCGCATGGTCTGCAATCGTGCCATCCGGCCGCGTCGGCGTCTTCTCGTCCAGCAACGGCCGCAACGCACGCGGCACCCACTGACGCCAGCCATCGGGACGCCACTCACACAGCTTCTTCACGATGTCTTCGCTCGGTCGCTCGCCGTCGTAGCATTCGGCGACCAACTGCGACAACGTGGTGACGCGTCCGACCAGCGCGCCGTCCGCCTCTTCGATCCGTGCCGCGATCGCGGGCACGGATCGCACTTGGCTCGGGTACAGAATGTTTTCGACGACATCACCGGACCACACCAACTGCGCGTCGCTCGGCGTGTCGGTCAACGTGCCGTCCACTGTGACGTACCGCGTCGTTAGCGTCGCCGGATCGGCCGGCATCGGCTGGCCCGTCGTCGGGTCCGGCGTCGGATCGACCAGCGCGTTGTCGGCCGTCGTCGCCTTCGGGTGCGCTTGGATCTCGAGCGGCACTAAGCCCGCCGCGCGCGTGTCCCAGCCCGTGTGGACGTAGATCGTCGCGTACGTGCCCGCGAGGTCCAACACGCGCCGCAACATCGACACGTCGTCCCGCTTCGCGGGCGACCCTTCGACCTGCAACACGCGCTGCGCGAGTTCGGCGGCTTGCCGTTCCTGGTCGCTGTCCGCGTTCGGCGAGACATCGGGCGACGGCGGGTCCACGGTCAGCGTCGCGACAATACGCCGCAGCAACTGGTCGGCCTTGTTCGGCGCTTTCGGCGCGTCGTTGGACCCGAACGGGACGCGGATACTGTAGCGGTCCTCGTCCTCGTCCTCGATCACTTGGACGCCACGCACGCCCGCCCGCTGCAATTCGTTGCGGCGCTCTTTCGCGCTGCGCTTGTCCTCATAGCGGTCGGTCGACTTCCAGAGATCCAGTACCGCTTTCTTGACCTGCGCCGCGTCGGGATGCGTCAACCACCAGCCCAAGTCTTGGCCGGTCGGATCGGGCGGCGGTCCCTGCTGCTCGTCGCCGTCGTCGGCCCCCATCCGCTCGGGCGCCTCGTGCTTCTCGTTGCCCGGCAACAGGTCCGCGACCGCTTCCATCGGGATCGTCACAGCGTGTCAGCCCATGCGGGGAGACTCGCGCCGTCACGAAGCGTGGCGATAATCGCGCTACTCGACTGTCCCGCGCGCGTCATTTCGTACGCAATGCGCCGGTTCGCCATTTCCTCGTCGCGCGACCCGTAGGCGTAGCGCACGCAGGCGTGGGCAACGACATCGGCAAGCGTCGGAGGCTCCGCAACTGGCGCCGTATTCCCGATGACTGGCGCCTCGGTCGAGGTGGCGACGGGCACGTCCGGAGCCAAATGAACCGCGCGCGGTGCGGGCGACACACGAACCGCCCCGCGCTCGCGCAGGGCTTCCAGCATCACGTCGTATAATTCACGCGGCACCCAAGGCAATCCACAGGCTCCGTGTCCGAGATGCCCGCAATATCGGGCACAACGCCCGATTCCGCAAGTCAATATGCCCGATCGGTCGAAATGCCTGCCCAATTACCAGCCGCGCCACCACGTATTGTCGGGCGGTTTGACCGCGTCCGCGTGCTCGCGCCAGAAGCGGTCACTCGGCGTCGCTGGCCGCAGTTTGCCGTCCTTCTTGATCATCCCGAGGTCACGGTCACGCGGGAGCGGCGTCTGCGACGGCGGGAGCGAGCGCGGCCGCACCCAGTTCCCGTACACAAACGCGTCCGACTTATTCGGCGAGCGGCCCAGCCGTGCGCGGATGTCGTCTTTCGGCTCGATCACGACCTTGCCCGCCTTGACCGCGTACGTCGGCGCGACCAGCTCTTCGATCAGCTCGGGATCGTTCGGCATCGCCACGCGGCCCGTGCGGAGATCTTCGCGGGCTTGCCAGTACATCTGCGCTCGTAGGTTCAGGAACTGGTTCGCGTCGGCAAACCACCCCTCGCCGTCGTCACCCAGCGACACGCGCATGATCGGCGCGGACCCGCTATTGAGCCCGCGACAGAACTGCGGCGCCAGCCGGTTAATCTCGTTCGCGGTGCCCGCACCGACGCCGATGCTGTCGACGCCGATGTGCTCAGGGCTCACGCCCTCGCCCTTGGCTTGCATCCACACCGTGGTCCCCAACACATTCGCGTCAGGACAGCGCGACGCCTCGACGCCCGTACACAATGGCCCCTCGAAACGCGCGACGGCCGCGAGATCCCCGCTATCGGAGTTCGACGGGTCCACGCCGTACGCGATCGGCCAACGGCTGCGCTGCGCCCGCTCGTGGAACGCCTCGTACTTCGCCACGGCAGCCATCACCCACGCCCGCTTAATCAGCGCGTCTTCGGCCTGTTCCGGTGCGATGCCACGCACGCGCGAGCCGTACATCGGGGAATCGACGCCGTATTCGTCGGCCCGTTGCTGCACCGACTTCCGCGACGCGGCGCCGGGGATCAGCGTCCGGCCCGTGACCACGTTGGGGTGATCGAGCGCCGAAATGCGGATGCGCTTGACGCCCGCGTAGCGCCCGAACATGGCGAGCGGGTCCGCTTGATGGTCCGGGTTGCCCCATGCCGCGATGATGTTTTTCTCGTCCGTCGCCGTGTTGACCAGCGCGGTCATAATCGCTTGCGGCACGCCTGGCGTTTCGTCCACAAGGATCAGCAGCCGTTCCGCGTGCAAGCCCTGCACGCCCGTCGCGCTCGTCTCGTTCGCGCCGACCTTCGAGGTCACGGCCCACGCCGCCCACGCGTCACCGCGTGCGGGCTCCATGCGGATACGGAGGTGCGTCAACTCGGCCTGCGGGAACGCCCGCTGAAACGCGGGCCACAGCCGCGCGATCTCACGCCAGACGCCTTTGGCCATCTGGTCTTCCTTGGTCGCGACGGTGACGGTCACCGAGTCGCGCCAGCAGGCCAAGTGCCAGAGGATGAGCCCCGCCGCGCCGAAGGTCTTGCCCGTGCCGGTGCCGGACGCGACCGCGATCCATTCGCCGTTCGCGATCGACTGGAACGCGGTCAGCAGCGGGTCTTTCGTGCCGTCCCACTCGTGCGTCGCGTACTCAGGGTTCGCGCTCCACGCGATCGTCTCACGTCCGATGCCGAGGATGTCGACAAAGAACCCCGTCGGGTCAGTGCGGTAGCGTTCTAAGGGCTGCGGGCCCGAACAGGCGCGGTGTTGCTTGACCGCGTCGGCGTAGATGTCGCCCAAGCTGCGCGGCGCCCACGGCGCGGGCTTCGCGCTCGTGGTCGGCTTCCACGTCATGCTAGCGCGGTTTCGCCCACATACGGTACTGGCTGCACCGCAGACAGAGCTGGCCCGCGTTGCCCACCGGACACCAGCGGTGCGGCATGTCGCGGCACAG